TGCATTCCAATTTGAATTTAAAACGAAAGAGGAGGTTACATAATTTATACCCTCTGTATCGAAAGAGTAGTTGTACTTGTTCTGCCATTGGTCCCAAGTGTTTGTTACCTTATCTTTTCCTCCATATTCATAAACCCTTAGAATAGTATCAGGAATACCGAACGTTGTAATTAGTGTATTTAATCCTTCAACCGTTCCTTTTTTCTTTAGAAGGTAAGGAAGGTTGTGATAAAGTCTCTTATAAACCTCTGATGAAAGATTGTCTAACGGAATCAAAGATCCGGTTGCAGAGGCTGTTACATAAGTTGTGATTAACTCCTGCCCTGTATAAGGTAGTAAGCTTCCTGAAGGTGTGTATCCTAGGTAGGTGTTGTATAGGTTATCTGATGTAAAGTTGTTCTGGTATAACTTAATACCAAAGTCTTTTAAAGCAGTTCCAATCAAGTCTTTTGATAGACCCGACTCTACTCGGTTGTCAGAACTATATTTTTGAGTAACTGCTTGAGTGTAAACCCAAATACTATCAAAATGCTGTCCAACCATTTCAACGAATAATTCGTAGTTGGTGTTTGCAGGATCTTCTTTGATATACATTGGTATAGCTCCAACAAGGCTGTCTTTGTTGTCCTCATCAAAAGTCTGTGCGATTGCTGATTGAGATGTAAACCAATTTAGACTTGGCGTTGATGTTGTTGCAGCATTTGTATAAGGAGGTACGCTAGTTGTTTTAGGCCATGCTGTACTTCCGGATTCGTAATATAAGTAATACTCGTAACCGTCAAAGTTAGTAATAACTTCGTTTATCTTTGAATCCCAGTAACTAACGCTTGCTGAATTGTAATAAGCATTGGAGGTGTTTCCGTAGCTGCTACTAACTGTGTATTCCTCGATTAAACCTAACTTATAGTAAAAGTTCTCTAACCTGGTTTGTGCACTAGAGAAAAATACGAAGTTTCCATAATTACTATAGTTAATATTAAGTTCGATCCCAGATTCTGCAAGTAAACTGTTTAACTGGTATGTTAAAGCAGAGCTGTCTGAATTACTTAATGTCTGGGTATTTTGATATTCTGTTGTTTTGTTTAATTCAGAACTAACTTGTAAATTAATATTAGGTCCCTTTAGTTTTACTGTACTGTCTTGAGCAGTATAGGTTGTCTTAATGTTTATTAGGTATGCTTTTGATTCTGCAATTTTCTCTACTCCCCAACACTTTGATTGAATATCAAACTGTGAAGGAAGCGGTTCGTAAAGCTTAATTAAAACAGTAACGTTGTTTGGATCAGTGTCGTCAAGCAAAACGTTGTTTGCTATAACTAAGGTGTTTGCTCCAAAATCTAAATTAAAATCTTTCTGGTAAGGAGTTGTTTCAATTGCAGCTCTTAATGCAACCGTAGAATCAACTATATCACCAGCTACTATATCAGTGCTGGCAAGTCTAATTTCTGTCCTATCTGTTGATATTTCTGAAATGTAGTATGTTTCTAATATGCTTGAAGATAGTAGCGGTCTTAGAAAGTTATACACTGTGTAATACTGTCCTTCTTGGTATGCTCTACTCTCTAAATCTTTTTCTGGATTAATATTAAGATCTTCTCCGTAAATTGCAAAACTTGTTAGTTTCTCTACTGAATCAATTATTTGCTTATTAGCGTTGTAGATGTAATACTCAATATAATCTGTAGAGCTGTTAAACGTTATGTCTGTTCTAAAAGAAGCAATAAGGGAGTTGTCAGACGGAGTATAAGTCTGTCCACCAAGTTCAATCGAGGGTACATCCTGTATGTATATCTGCTTATCCATTAATTGGTTTTATATCTAATAGTTGTTGTTGTAGCTGTAAATTCTCCTCTCTTAAAGCTGTAACCTCTGCAAGTAATGCGGTTATTTCTTCGTTATTCCCTTCCCCCCCTATGTATGCACTACTCTGATTTACTAGGTACTGATGAGAGTTTGTCTCACCTGTTTTTGGTATTTGGTAGAATAGTTGAGCGTAATTATCAAAAAATTCTTGAACGGTGGGTAGAGGTATGGTGGTAGCTGCTGTTGGTGAAGCGCCCCCTACTGTGAGCTGTGTAAATGAGGTATCGACAACTTGCTGGTATTGTTGTTTTTCAAATACTTGTTTGTTTAAATCAACTACCGAATTCATTAGCCATTCACAACTTTAAAGTAATACTTTTCATCTAAAATTCTAGTAGCACCGTCGATAACTGTTTTAAATAAGATCTTGTAGTATCTTTCAGGTTCTAAACCGTTCATATACACATCAAAGTAATTACTATTAGAGTCAGCACTAATTTTAGTATACGTACTATCAAAGTCAATTGCAACTTCATTTGTATCTAAATCTACGATTGACCAATAAGAGGCGGTAGGTAGGTAGTAGTTAAATGTATAGAATGAACCTGTTACGAATGCCCGGGGTGGGAATTGAGGTCTTGCATTAATTCTGAATCTTTGGATTGATCCTGGATAGTAGATGCCTGAATTGTTTGGAAGAGTTGCAACTACGTCTGGATCTGTAATAATTGTTTGAGTAGATGATCCTGTATTGTAGCTAAAATCATCCCATCTAAATTCTAGTTGAGGCGGGTAAATTGTATTGGTGTCTACTGAGAAGTATTTAAATTGTACTTTCTTAGCAGGGTCTGCAGAGAATTCAGCAGAGTCGGCTTGCTTAATAATAAATCCGTCATTTTGAATAGATCCACTATACCAAGCTAAAACTGTAGGTGTTACATCCAAAACTATATCAAAAGTACTTCTATATTGATAAGAGGCACTCTGTGCGTAAGGCGTATCTACATACCAGTTACCTCCTCCTGTATTTGATCCAGACCAAGATCCGGTTGCTTCTAAAGCAGGGAATGAAGTTGCCCAGGCGTTTGAACCTGAGTTGGTTTTGTATACCCAGCTAACCCCGTTAGTTGTTTGCGGACTATCTAAGTATTTACCTGTACCGTTCTGCCATGAGCCTGATACTGCAAAGCATTGTAAAGTTGTTTCTTGCCCTAGTCCTTCAACTTTTCCTACAAACACCTTTAAATATGTTGCAAGAGATCCGGTTGCTTTGCTGTTTATAACATCTAAAATTTCAGATTGATTAAATTTAACTAAGAATCTACTTGTTGTTGCAGCACTTCCGTCAAGAGTAGTACTTGTAGTAGCTTCAATAATTTCATCAATACCAGAATTCATTACTGGGTATTCACTATACAGGGTAGCGTCTTTCTCCGGGAAGATTTTATATACTGCCATTTGTTATAAATAGGAATTAAAGAGAAACTACTCTTCCTTTAATATCCACATTTGGATACTTCACTTCGAAGATCATCGGATCAATAGAAGGATATACTACGTTGTCAATAGTAGCTCCTTTTGTATCATAAGAATAATTGGAGTAACCTAATGCTTGTCCAGTTAGATTAACAACTTCAACATTCTTAACTGTCTGTACTCCGTCGATATTATCAATCAGAAGGCTTAAATTTTTCAGTAAGATAGGTTGGTTGATCTGCCAACTGTTTATGTTAAAATAATCTCTTACCGCTGTAATAGCGTTGAAAATTACTTCGTTACTATTGTAGTTTGCAGCAACTGTTATATCGAAATTAACTCCTATGTTAATTACAAAAGCATCTTTAATTCTAACTGAATCACCTATAACTCTGTATTGAGATAAGTAGGTGTTCAGGTTTTGTTTAAGTGCATTCGAAGCTATTACTAGGTTTTTACTACTATTATATGTAAGTACATATAAATCTAATGTAGACGGTGTTTCACCTATCCCTAAATTAGCAACTTTGGTCTGTTCAATATATGCTTTAGCAATCACCCCGTACTTAGCGGGCATCGATAATGATCTTACTAAATAATCATCCTGAGTTACGTTACGTAATTGAGTTTGGTAATTTGATAAAGTGTTCTGTCTAATCTCCTCAATACTATCACCGTCTTGACCTCCAACCGCTGCATCCGGGTTATTAACCGCTAAAGACGCTCTATAAGTGTTTGCTGTAGCTGCATTAAGGTTTGAATTTAAGAAGCTAATGTTACCTGTAATAACTGTTAAGTCGTTTGAAGGAATATTTGCAGCTATTCCACCACCTGTTAAGTATCTAACGTTGATGGTTGTGTTTGAAGGAGCAATACCGTACGTCTTTGTAAAAATAAAGTTTGTAGGTGAGTATGCGGTTGTTAATTTGGATTGTTGGAAAGGTAGTCCAAGACCTACGTTGTCTGGATTTGGTACGATTGTTTCGTCTGTATCTGTTGCAGTACCTGCTCCAAACTGTAGTTGCAATGATCCTGAATCTAAAAACCTGGTTGCAAATCTTCTTTGAACTTGTTCTAATTGAAGGATATAAGGTGTATCTGCATTATCAACTGAACGGTTAGGGTCGTTAGGGTTTGTATTCTTAATACCGGAGTAGATTGCATCTTGTGCTAAATAATCTACTTCATACCAATTATTACCGTCACTGTCCGTAGCATCTAAGATGCCAACGATCTTATCAGTATTAATCAACCTTGTGTCAAATTGCACTGGGCTAGTAAAGGTTAAAGCACTAGTGTTAACTGTAGCAGAGATTGCTTGCCTGCTTTTTTTCAAAAGATAGCTAACCGGAGTTAATCCTGCTGTTTGGAAGATTGTAACTTCTGTTGTATCTTGTGATGAGGATACTGAAAAGTCTACACTGTCTTGAACTAGGAATTTAACCTCACTGTTAGAAGTTGAAGATACGACTGCATTCTCAGCAATTAACAAAGCATAATCAAAATCAGGGATTGTGTCTGTACCAGATGCCTTTGCAGGTACTTGTTGATAAAAATCAATAGTTGTTGTAGCAACACCTGATACATTTGGCTTGTAACCAAACATATAAGCTAGTTCAAACAGGTTATCTGTCTGACGAGCATACTGTAGGTATGTTTCTTGAATTTGGTTATCTAAATAGAATGACATAACGTCCCCTACGTAAGCTGCCATTTCCATGAACATCATCCCGGGAGATGCCGGACTAAAATCGTTATAGGTTGTAGGGAAATAAGTTTTAGCATAATCAATTAAGGAAGCCCTTAACGTGCTAAAATCTTTATTTAAGTATTTTATGTCTCTCTTTATTGCCATTTTAGTTGAATGATATTTGTAAGCTGTCTATTGTGCCTGTATCTTTAATTGAATACTTTAATGCAACTGTGATTTGGTTTGTATCAGGGTTACCGGTTATCGTTAAGTTTTCAACAAGAACACTTGGAAAATACTCATTTATAATACTTTGAATATCCTGCTCTAAGGCTACCTCTGTGTTGCTATTTAGTTGTTCAAAAATATAAACTTGTAAGCCTGCTCCGAAGGTTGGATTTAAATACCTTTGTCCGGTCCCGGTTAAAAAGAAGTTAATCAGGTTGTTTTTAATAGCTTGTTGAGTAGTGTAGGTGGAGGTAAAAACAGCGGGTGCAGCAAAGGGTATTCCGACTCCTACAGCGACTGAAGGTTTCTTATCTATTGGGAATATCTTCTTTGCATCAAATGCCATTACTTCTTCTTAATAAGACCCATGATTTGGTCTAGGTTAACTTCTCCTGCAGGTAGTGCAGATCCTTCCCCGGCGGTATTTACTGTTGCAGGTGGTCTGTATCCGGGCTGTGCTCCGAAACCTAAAGCATCGTTTGAAGTCATAGAAATATTTCCGTTTTTTGATTCCATCATGCTACCTAGTAATTCTTTGTATTTATCTCTTGCATTAATGCTTGATACTACTGGTTGGGTTGAAACTGGTACAGGAGCTGAGTAGCTCTCCTGAATGATTGTTTTAGGGGCACGTACTGCTTCTAGTAGAATCTCTTTTAGTTCTTCTTGAATAGCTTCTTTAACGGCTTCTTTGATGAGTTTTTTAAATACTTTGGTATCCATCTTTTATAAATATTTCTTAATCGGCTTTTAGGTTATCTCTATCGATAATGAGTTTTAATTCTTCAACTAATACTTTTGGATCTTGAGTGAATGAAGGTTCTGTTTGAAGAAGAACAATTCCTTGTTTATTTCTAGCTTGACCTATTCTTTGGTTAAGGCTTGGGCTGAAGTATTTATCTACGATCTCAAAAGTAAATCCTTTGTATAGTAAGTCGGTATTCCCTATGCTACTAACAGGTTGAGTTAGTTGCTGGATATCTGCAGATACGCTTTTTAGTTGTTGACCGCATTTTGCTAATACTTGATCTATAAAGGCTAATAATACTATAATTGAATTTATAGCGATACTAGCTTCAGAGGTATATGTCGCCCCTAGATCTACTGCTCTTTTTAATTCTGGCAGTCTTGGATTCCCGTCTGTTTTAAAAGTTAATATTGTTCTAACGTCATCTAGATCTGAGAGTAGTGCAGTGATTGATCCAGGAACGACGGGTATAAATTTAGTAGCTGCGGATGAAGCAGTCTTTAATATGTTCAATGCAGTTAAGGTTGTTATTGATCCGTTGAGTACATCTTTGATGACTTGTAGAGAATTATCAATAAGGTTGATGTATTTCGCTGCTGCCTCTATCTCATCTATGAAATTATCCCTGATTGTGGTTACTCTTGTTAAGATTGCTTGTGGTGGGCAGAGAGACGGTAGGGTAGGTACTCCTGTTTCGAGTCCTTCTATTCCTAGGTCAGAAGCTAATTGTGATAGTTGATCTGCTGCTTTACTCTGCAGAGAAGCTACTTTATCGTTAATAGATTGGTTTATTCTATCTAGACCTTTTAGTTGACTTGCTCCCGCAACTGCAGCAGCACCTACAACTGTTCGAGCTAATTCTAATTTTTTATTAAAATTATCTCTTTTTTGCTGTTCTTGCTGTCGCTGCTTCTCTAATTCTTCCGGTGTCATTATACAGTGAAGTTATAGGTTGATTTAATTGAGTCTATTTTCGGAGCTAATTTTTGTAACCTAGGTAAGAGTTTTGCTGCTGTACTATTCAAAGGTGTAACTGGACCTCCTCCGTTAGCAGCGGCGGCACAGGCTTCTGTTAGTTTTGTTAGTATATTTAACATATCTTTTAGGAGTGCCGCTGTTGTATCACCTAGTAGCAGTGGTTCTTTAGCAGATTTAGACCCTAAGTATATTTTACTGGTTTGAATTATCATTTCAGAAGCATCTATGTTAACTGTTCCTGCAGAACTTAAACTGATACTTTTTGCTGAACTTAATAATAAGTGATCTTCTGTTGTATTAAATATTAACCTTCCGGAGTTTATAATTACCTGCTTACCTGTGTATTCATCAGGTAGAGTAGGGGGATTTGATTTGTAGCTAAAGTAATTTGTATTCGCAAGTAGCGGTATCTTTTGAGTCGTTGTTAGGTAGATAGAAGATGCATCTGTGTTTATATCTTCTACTGTAAAATCCCATCCGTTTTTATTTGGGTTATCTGTCTGTCCGTTTCTAATAACGGTTATAGCGTCTCCTTGAGTTCCTACAGTAGACCAAGAGTTCTTATCCGGAGCTGTACCGCTCAATCGAATGCTGTTACCCCATCTTCCTTCGTAGATTAAATCTCCTTCGAAAGGTTGCAGTGGATAAATGTTTGACCTCTCTTTAAAATACTTTCCAAACTTAATTGTACCCGAAGTGTCTGTTAGTTTATTTGTACTCCCTAAAGCTGAATCTTGATAGTTTTTTGAATTCTCAGGAGTTGATGATCCTGCAGAATACGGGATGGCATTATGGTGTGGGTGGTTCCAAAGATTTACTACACTAATGTAGTATAAAGCTTTTGCTGAATTCCTCTGCATTATCTTCTTTGTTGGCTGTGATACCAAGTAGACAACCTCATTTATAAGCGGGTAGTTCTTAATACCAGGCTGTAGTGGGTAAGCGACTCTGTAATTTTGATTTTCAGATACTGTAGAGTAATCTCCCGTACCCCCTGAGAGGTCGATTATCTCAACTGCACCGATAGCTTTTGGCCCTCCTAATTCTTGGTACTTGGGATGAGTATCATCTAAGACAACGCTTAGTACCCTCCCGGTTGAATTTAAATTTGCAAGCTTTAATGCATCAAGAGTCTTACTAGTGCCTGAAGCTCCAGTATTATAATTATCGTTTAAAGCTCCAAAGCCAAATTTTGCCATTACTTTTCTTCTTTGATGTTGTTAATCTCTTTTAGTAACTGCTCTCTTTCTTCATCAGAAATACCGAACGAGTCGGTAGCTGAATCTTGATTCTGAAATATGCGTTGGATGATTGTTGCAACTTTTACGAGTTGGTCGTCATTCTTAACTCCAATCTCAAGGTACTCTTTAATCAGAGGTACAATTAAAGTCGCATCTCCGGTATCTTCGATTAGGGGACGTAGCTCAGAAATAAGAGTTGAAATCTGCTTCTCCTTCTTCTTCTGATTGTCGTAAATCTCTTCTAGAAGGTCTGCGAATTTCTTATTTTTGAATATTAATTTATCTAAACTCATGAGTAGTCTATTTTTTATAAATAGAAAGTAGTACAGTTTAGAAGCTTGCGTACCCGTTCTCTACGTAGAATGCATATTGTTTTTTATAGAGATCCCCAAGTTCACTAGCTACTTTTGTAATTCTAGGTGTCTTAACATCGATAATCTCTCTGATGTAAATATAAAGAGCTTTCTTATTAAAGATTGTAATGTGTTCCCTTTTTCTAAATAGTTCAAGGATTGCGTCAGCAATCTGTGCATCTTCATCTTTGGGGAATAGCTCGTAAATGTTATCCGTACAATGTTCAACATAAATGTCTAAGAATTCAGACACCTCATCTACCGGATGGTAGACTTGAGTATCAGCTTGAACTCCGTTAACATCTAATACGTCTCCATAAACAACCTCACCATCTTCCTGTTCTGTATTTAGAGTATCCAGGGAAAGCAACTCCATTCTCTTCTTGTAGTTCTTCTGGTTGGAAGCGATCAAGTATCTCTTAGCAACCGTTCCAAAATAAGAATACGCCTTAGCTCCATTCTCAGGGTTAAAGCGATCTAGTTTAGTTAGCAGGAAGGTAATTACTTCGTGTTGAAGGTCTTCTAGGTTTGTCTCCTCGGTGTAGTAGAATTTAAAAGTATGAATTAAGTTTTGTGTTAACTTATACAGTGCGTAGTGAATCTCTTCCCTATAAATCTTATTACGTTCAGCATAATCCTCAGTGTGCACATATTTGATTATCGCAAGCTCGGTATCGTGAGTAAAGTAATTTTTATTTTTCTTCTCGGTCATCGGTCAATTTAAAGTTATTTAATCTGCTTTGAATAACCTTTATTTGCTCGAAGAACCAACCGATCTCATCATCACTTTGGAATGTGCCTTTGCTATCAATTTTTTGAAGTTGTTGTTCACTGTGTTCGATAATCTTAGATAAATTATCCATGTACAGTAAGTAAGCAGTTAAAACATCTTCCTGCTTTTCATTTTTACGAAGTAAGTTGTAAGTTGTATAGCTTAATACACATACTACTAGACTCAATATAATAATTAGTATCGTCATTAGTCTGTGAAAAAGTTAGTCATTGCATTTTTCAAACCATCACTCTGAATATTAGATAATGCTTTGTTTTTTGCCTGCTGTTGGTGAGTTACTGGATTCTTCTGAGTAGTCTCTTTTGAAATTGAGAACTGCTTTGACTTAGGTTGCTCTGTAGGATTGACTGTCATCTCAACTACTGAAGACATTAAGTCTGCTTGATGCAAGATATAGACAATCACTGACTTAGGTTTACTTTCTGGCATCCTGGAAATTAAGTAAGCCTTGTTAGCTTCTTCATAAAGTCCATCATGGGTCCTAATAGCAAGCATCTCATTCATAGAATATCTAATTCCAGCTTCTTGAAGTAAGAATAAAGACCTATCAGGAACAGTCATGAAAGCAACCTCATTATTGTAAGAGTAAACCTCACCTAAATTCTTCTTCCTCCATTCATCCTTTCCGGGTAAATAAAGGTCGTTCTGACTATCCCCTACCTTCCCTAAGTCATGATTCATAGCAGCAAAAACTAATTCCTCAATCGTAAAAGTAGACATATCACAACCAAATCTTTCCCAAAGTTTTGCAAAATGCAAGGAAGCTTTAATAACACGGTTAACGTGTTCAATGTAACCTCCGGGAAAACAGTTATGATACTTAGTAGTATTAGCTGCCGGCATTAAGATAAACCTATCTACACGGTCTTCATAAAACTTACGCAAGTCTTCTTTCCTTGGAGAAGAAATATAGGTATCAATATACCCTAAAAATTCCTCCCAATTTGATTGGATCTGTTCTGCTGTTAAATTCATACTCTAAAGATAGTTACCTTTGTCCGGAAAAGCCACCTACTTCATTAGAAGTTATCGGCTCCATTTCAACATACTGTTTAACTTGACTAAGCTGTTCTTCTGCTCTTTCAATAGTTTCTAAGTATGTTTTGATTGGCTCTTGTCTTTGAACAATCTGCCTTAACACCTTTAAAGTACTTTCTAATACCTCTACTTTGTTGATTACTTGATCTCTATATCTCATATTATTATATCCCTTCTAACTTTCCCCCTGTCTCAAAACCCCACGTATAGATGATAAGAACTAAAAACTACAAAGGCAACTTGTTTTGAGAAAACTCTATAAAATTTATAATATTTTTTACAAAACTACATTTTTCATATTCCTCCAACTCTAAAAAATGATCTAGAGCTAAGGTGCAGGCCTGTAAAAAATTATCATCTGCTTTCTCCAAAAGTGTATCTATGTGAAATGAATCTTCTAAACTCAATTGAGAAAGATACGAATAAGCTCTATTAAAAATCAAGCTCTTATTGAGTTGTTCTAAATTTACTTTATCCAAGTCTTTATTAATCTCGGTAAAGAACCTAATCACTTGATCATTAAGAACGTCTCCCCTGAAAATAATCCGGGTAAACATTCCCATAAAAATATACGGATGGTCTGAGAAATCTGAGATCTCCTTTACCTTCTTATCTGATTTATCTTCAGGGTCTTGAAATAATCCAAATACTAACGTAGGATCCATATATATTATAAATAGGAAAAGGACACCGTAAGGCATCCTTTCCAAATATATTTAGTTTAATCAAATTTGCGGCTGACCTGCTTTAAGAATGATATTCTTATTATAGTAAGTCAAAGCATTAGCAATCATTTGAGTTAATTTAGGATCTCCCAACTCTTTAGCAGCATTATAAGTATCAACTAAGTTTGTAAAAGCTTTCTTAGATTCTGAAGAACCAGTATCAACATCAGGAACACCATCCATATTAACATCTACCGAAGTATCAACTGCATCAGGAACATCCTCTACAGGAGCTTCAACATCAATAGCAACCTCTTCAGGAGCCTCTTCTTCATCTTTCTTAGCTTCAAAGAGAGTTTCATCTACAGACAAGGTCTTAACCTTATCCATAATATAATCATAGATATCCTCTTGCTCAAATCCACTATCCCTTAATGCACCAATAATTCTTTTTGCAGCTGAAACCAAAACCTCAACAGAAGATTTAGAAACAGAGTTAGAGATATCCGAAGCATCTTCATTCATACCACCCATCTCACCTGAGAATTGCTTTAGATGATCCATCATATCGTAACCAAGACTATCATCAAATCCTGCACCTGCAGACCCAGCATCATAAGCCATCTTTAAGTAGTGATCAATAACACTAGCAGCATTAGTCAAACCCTGAGTATCGTACTCATCCATGCTACCCATCTCCTCTTCAGCTTCTTGGCCAATAGTACCTTCTTCCATAGTAACACTGTAAGGTTCTTCCTTACTATCTGAAGCCTCAACATAAAAAGAGGAATTAGGAAACATATCAGCTAACTTATCGGCTCTATTTTGAGCTTCCTCTTTAGTATGATAGACACCTTGATGTCCTATATCACCATAACCGCCATCCTCTAATACATGGAAGTACATCCCTCCCTCTTCAACTACCTTCTCAGGCGCAGCATTCATCATTTCCTTAATCTTTGCCTTCAGTTTCTCCTTAGTCATCTTACCCATAGGAGCTTCCACTACAGGCTCTTCAGAGTACATCTGAGCAGTATACAAGCCTTCAGTCATAAGACCGGCAAGTTTCAACATTCTATTAAATTCTTTGTTCATTTTAAAAAGCGCTTTTATATAAATAGCGTCAAATCATAGAAAAGAACTTAAGGTAACTCTTCTAAATACTTAAGGGTTGCTCGATGAATCTCTTTGATACCATGAACATTATTAAGACCAATTTCTACTTGAATAGACCCTTGGTAAACACTGAAGCTACTTATAGGACCATATGGTGTTATATCACCAAGGAAGAATTTTTTACTATCCTTTAATCTCAATACACCTGCAATATACTTATCAGGTTGGATTGCAATAATTCTCCATGAACTGTTCATAAGAGTAAAGATAATTAAAAATAATTAAAGATGCAAATTAACCTTGACCTCTCGAGACTTTTACGTAATTTTTAGATTTTTTATTTTTAGACATTTTAGTCTTAGCATGAATACCCTTACGCTTAACCTGCTTCTTCGCAATCTTTACAATAACGGAGGCGGTTTTAGATTTTCCTTTCGATGGTGCCATAGTTACTAATAAATAGCCACCCTTAAGAAGTTCCCCTCATCCAAACACTGGATGCTGAAACATAAACTGCAGGTACAAAAGTAATAGTACCACCACCCGGTGCAACCACAGCCGACATCTTATAATCATCCTTAACTAAGTCTATAATCCCAGCACTATAGGTGAATGAACCTGAAATAGAAGGAACTGTTCCGTAATAAACTCCGGAGTTGTTTGGAATAGTCTCTAAACTAAAATAAGAAGCTCCCGCTAAAGAATTTGTAACAGCAAAAACCGTACTAGTTCCTGCCGGAGTATTATCTGGGAATAGAGTCTTAGATTGAGTAACGTTTACCGAATAGGTAGCCATATATTATAAATAGATCAACTTATTGATCCTGTATTAACTTAGCTTCAATTTTAGAAAGGACCTCTTGAATAGAAACAGGCTCCTTAGTTTCTAAGTAATTTATAACCTTCCTAGGTGAGTCTGGATTATAAATTCGAGTACATTCAAACTCGTGATCCGGGGGAGTGAAATCAGAAATTAAAAAAACGTGACAGTGACACGCCCATGCAAGCCAAGACAATCCTGTTGACATTCCGACATGATACTTTGCTTCGGCCATATCTCTCACTCTATCAAGCAGAGGCCTCTCCCCGCTCTTATTTCTAACACCTGAAAGGTAAGAATACTCCTTTGATACAACACAGACTTCATAACCGTACCGATTAAAAAGATCTACAATCTGCTGCCAACCGCCCGGTGCATACCATTCTTTTACCCTTAAAGAAGCATATTCACTCAGTGTGACTTTTTTCTTCTTAGGATAATTCCGAGTAACTCCGACGTTAGGCTTGATCTGAATGTAGGGAAGCCCTAAGATATCACATGCTATCTTTTGAAGTGGGTTCTCCAAGTATCTAGAAGGGCTATAAATAGGATTAACATCATTTGAAGTACCTATATAGTATTGAGCATATACGTTAGAGACCCTTGTATTCGGTTCTACAAAAAGTATATTCGGGTAGTTATCTGCAAACAGATCATTAAAGAAAGTGGAGCATATAACATTACAATCGTGCTTTTTTCTAAATTCTTCAATGTAAGGCATCCACGCTAAATTATCTCCCAACGCACTAGCGTCAGACTTGATAAAGACATTCTTCCCTCTCAAATCGAGATCCTCCTGGAAAATAATAATCCCGTCACTATTTGAAATTAAGATACGCCAGGCAGTATACCACTGCCTTTGTCCGGAGACTGGAGTAGTGGGCTTAACAGTGACCTGCTTTACGGTTAATTCCCTTTCTAGATCTAGAAAAGTAACAGTATAATCCTGAGATAGTTCTTCTTCAGACTCAGGGTAAAAACTAACGATCGGACAACCCACTTGTAACGGCGAGGTTGTAACATAACTGATTTTAAAATTCATTATTTATTTTATGTAAATTGAGATCTTTTCCAGGTTCCGCCAATATAACAATATAGGTAAAAACTACTACCAGAGGCAACTGGAATCATTTCTCCTTCTCTACCTGCCCAGGTAGGAGCAGAAGATCCTGTAGGAATAATAATTGAACCTGAAGGTGTTACTTTAAACGCATCTCTAGCAGCAGATCCTGTACCGTTACCAACAATAAATAAAGAAGTGGTATCATTTGGAGTATTTAACGTACCGACAACTGTTTGGTATGAACCTGAAGCTACAGTTGAGCCACCAGCGGTAAATGAATAATCTCCTAATGCTACTGTAGTGTTTCCATTAGAGTGAGAACCGGTTCCATATGCATAGGTTGCTAACCCTTCAGCATGTGAGCCTGAACCCCATGCCTGAGTGCTGTATCCCTCCGAGTGAGCAAAAGGTCCGTATGCTCTAGTATTTTGACCTTCAGCATGAGATACAATACCGTTTGCAATACTTGAGTACCCTTCAGCATGAGACCATTTACCTTCTGCAATGTTTTGATATCCTTCAGCATGTGATCCAGTTGCACGGGCTGTATTTGAGAATCCCTCAACGTGAGAGTAGATAGCGTCTGGATTAGCAGTATTTTGATATCCTTCAACATGTGAATAGTCTGCGTAAGTTGTATTAAGCCACCCTTCAGCATGAGATGCAATTCCAATAGCTATATTACCAGCACCTTCAGCGTGTGAGTAAGAGCCGGAAGCTATATTACCGTAAATCGTAACTCCGTTATCCCACATACCGCCTTCAGCATGCGATGACTCTCCCACAGCAGTAGACCTCTGACCTTCAGCGTGAGAGTATAACCCAACAGCAGTTGTCCTAAATCCCTCAGTGTGAGAAGAATCACCAATAGTTGTTGTTGAAGCTCCTTCAGCATGAGAGAAAGAACCTAAAGTTGTTGTAGAAGATCCTTCAGCATGAGACTTATCTGCTGAAGTAACTGTGCTTGCACCTTCAGCATGTGAGTATGGATAGATTGCCGTTGTTCTATACCCTTCAGTGTGAGACTGAGAACCTGATGCTACTGTCTGATATCCTTCAGCATGTGACCCTGTTCCGTATGTAACTGCTGATTCACCTTCAGCGTGGGAGTATTCCCCTAAAGCTTTATTGAGGTTACCTTGGGCATAAGAGAATATACCAGATGCAGTTACTTTAGTACCGTGAGTCATAGTAGGACCTGCTGAGAAAGATCCTGTCTTATTCCTAGGAGCACCTAAAGATACATCTAAGCTACATGAGGTATGGTTATCACGGGTAGTAACTGACTGCCATGTATCTGTCTCAGTAACAGTAATTCTAACACCGTTAGACCCGCTTAATGAAGCACTAACAGCAGCTCCAACAAAATTCCAGTTGTAGATCGGTCGACCTA